CGCTGCGCTGTTGCGGCGTGAATGACGTTTTTCCCATTACACGCCGCCAAAGCCGGTATCTGGAATGTTGGCAGTCGAGAGCAACGGGATGCCGCCAGTGCGACCGCAGATGTTCAAACTACGTGGCGCTGTGTCAGTGCTTTTCGCGTATTCCAAAGCGCGGGCGTAATCGACCAATGCCGCCGTCGTATCCATGTTCACGCTTGCGAGCCATTTCAGCTTCGCGCCATAGGTCACGCAACGATGGTCAAGAACGATCTTGTCGCTGTCCTGCTGGAACGCGCTTTGAGGAACGCCGGCACTGCTGGTGCAGTACGCATTGCTCATGTATTCGTAGACGAAAGTGTAAGGAGTGGTTCCAGGTACGGGATAAAGGTACATCCGGTTGTTCATTATCCGATAACGAATAAATGGGCTTGATGCCAACTGTGAAACCCTAATCTGTTCCCACTCAGGTCCGGTCAATGGCCCCATCATCGGCCAGCGATTATTCTGGTCAAAGAACGTACTGCCGATGAAGCGCTCTTCGTCAGTTGGAAACGCGTAGTTATCAACTCCGGGGGTCGTGGTAAATGTGTAGCTCTTCTGTAAAACCTGCCAATCGTACTCGCGAAGCAAGTCATCGCAAGTGGCTTGGATCATGCCAAGCAGCTTTAAAATGTTGGTATCGGTAGACGACACAACAGTGGTCGGCGCTGGAAATCCAAGCTCAGTGGTGATCGTCTTCGCGATCTCTAAAAGGGTCTTTTGAACCATGTTGTTGTGTCGCCTCGTTAAATCCTTATTTAGTTGATGCCGTCTTGGATTCCTTCGGGAGCGCTTGCGCCAACATGGCAGCGAAGCGATCTTCCATCGCCTTGAGTTCGGCTTTGTGACGCGCTTCCTGCTCTTCCATCTGGACGCGGACAATTGCTGTGGCGTTCTTGTCTTTCGCGTCTTCTAAAAACTGCTTGGCTTTATGCTTCATGGCGTAGAAGCCGCGCAGCACGCCGCTTGAACTATCGGAAAGTTCGGCAAGCTGTTCAACCGTGCGAATGCCTTGATGCTTCAACTCTGCGATCTGCGCCGGCTGCATAGCGGGCCACAAGTCCAATGGAGTCCCCATCACGACTGCACTTTGACCTTGTTTGAACTGCGCGTATTCCAGAGGAAAACGCCATTCGTAGAAGTCGGTCACCGGCGCATGTACGATCAAATCGCGATTGCCGGGTATCGTGATCGTGATGAAATCCATGTCGACGTACTTGGGCACGCCGCCAGCAAGATACGTCTCGCGCTTGGAAAAGACTGATTCGACGGTGAACTTGACGTTTAGGCCCACATCGCTGCCGTAGTCGGCATGCTTCATCAGTCGGCCAGTTCGTGGATCACGAACGCCGCGTGTCTCCTCTTCCGCAAATCGATTGATGCCGCCTTGGTTCGCGATTGCTACATCAAGGTTGATTTCGTTCAGGTTGTTATCTGTATTCATTAATTTCTCCTGCCATGATGGAGCGAGTAACGCTTGTTATCGCGGCTCTCCGATCTGGTGGCAAACAGCAGTGGCGTCATTGCCCTGCTCTCCTATTTACCCACCCAACAAAAAAGCTCCCGAAGGAGCTTTTTGTACGACTGCAACAGCAGATCAAGTGTTCGAGTAAATCCCGCTGAACTGCGGGCCACTCATGGTCAAGTTACCTGCCCATACCAAGGTCTTGACAGTGCTATCCTGATTGACTGCACTCTTGTCGTCCAAAGCGATCATGTTGCGATCCTTGTGGGTGCGCCATTTCATGTAATCGGTGTTCAGGAAGTAAGCAGACTGCGCGCCAATACCCGAAGCGTTTGTATCGAAGACGACTGGAATGTTCTGGAACTGGGTAGTCACGAAACCAGCATCAGCCATACTCGAATCAGAAACACGCTGCATGTTTTGCAGACCTGATTGGAACAGCGAGTACACGGCGGGCGATGCCAAGATGATTTTTGGACGATCAGTGCCACGTGTCATGCTCAGAATGAAAGTGTTCCACTGGTTGATCAACGCAGTGCCGGTAGCCGCTACGGCACCACCATCGACCGATGCTTGGTACTTTTGATTGCGCCAGAAGCTTGACGTAACGCGACTGATACCGCCGTAAGTGCCAAGGGTATTAGCCAGCGGGATAGCAGCAGCCAGGCCGGTGATGTTCTTGCCGCTGTTGCCCGTACCATCCAGATAGAAATGTCGGTTCAACAGATTTTGCATAGTTGCTTCAGTGACCTTGACGCGAGCCTCTACGAGGTCGATCAATGCCTCCTTACCGCTGTTGATCAATGTTTCACGACCGGAGAAAGTCACTGGAACAGCGTACTGCGAGAAGGTGTATTGAGCTGCTGAGATCACATCTGCGGTTGCTGTCGGCAGCGTGTCGTAACCACTGTACGAGCCACCGTTGCCGTTTTCTGCAAACGACAGGTTTTCGTTGATGTAAGTACCACCATCAAAGGTGGCGAAGCCACCACTTTTCTTCATTGCCAGAAGTGCGGCGTTATGTGATGTGACGTTATCGGCGATGTCCTTCGAACGGTATTCGATGGTGGTTGCCGCGAGGTCACTAAGATTTGGAAATGCCATTTTTATTGTCCTTAGTAGACGAAGCGACCGTTTCTAATCGAGTCTTTATTCATCACCTGCGGTTGCTGTTACATCTGTCTTGCCGCTTTCACTCGTGTTGTCTGGATGCGTATCCAGAGCATTTGTGTCGGCGGTTTGATCAGCTTGCTCGGCTGGACCTTGGTCTTGGTTATCGACACGCGATGAGTATTCGATGTGTGCTGTCAATCTAGGATCAACAACTGGTACTTCGGCACCTCGCGCCACAGTCAAAGAGAAAAGCGAAACAGTCATTGGTCAATCCCCTTTGTGTGGTTTGTTATTTTTATCTATTTAGCCAACTGATTATTCACCAGCGTGCTTATTCCAAGCCAGCTCTACCGCGTCACGCATGTTCTTTGGACGTGGTTGTGTCTGACCGCCTCGGCCATTAGATGCAAGCGAAGGCTTGACGCTTTGAACTGCTTTCGCTTTAACGGTTGTCGGTTGAACCGACAAGTCAGCGGCACGGCTAGCTAAAATCTGCTTTACTTCTGGATGTTGATTGGCAGCGAACTCGTATGCATTGCGGAACAATGTCGGGAAGTCGTTACCTGTTACAAAGCCAGCTTCGATTGCCTTACCCATCAATTCGCCCAGGTCGTCGGTGAATTCATAACGGGGATCAGCGCGGAATTGATCGATGGACGCTTGGATGGCGGCTTGCTGCTGTTCTGCCTCGCGTGCTTGCAGGCGCTGATTAACCAGCTCATCAACACTGCGAGCCGGCTGTGCAGGTTGGGCCTGCTGGACTTGGCCGCCGTTAAACAGATGACTTAATGTTTGCGCGTCAGGCTGGAATTGCACCATCAGCTTGTGAATGATCTGCGCCTTTTGTTGGGCACTACCCGTATGCAGTTGGTGAGACATGCTGAACAAGTCCTTTGCATGTTCCACCGCGTTCATACCGTTTTTACGGAACGTCTCTTGATACGGTTCGGCGGCCTGATGAAAGTCTTTAGCCAGCTTGCGTTGGTCGGCTGTCTCTTGAAGCTTTATCTGCATGTCGCGTTCGCGGTCAACCCAGAACTTTTGCATTTCACGCGGAACCGTGCCCCACTTCTCGCGCAGCAAAGGCGTCATCGTGCTAGGTGCGCGAATCGGTTCAATTTCGCGACCGCTGATCGGGTCTACTTCTTTTGCGGGTTCGGCGCTCGTGCTTTCCGCTGTCGCAGTTTCTTTATCCGAGTTCTTTTCAAATGCCTTCATTACTGCATCGCGCAGATTTTTTGGTTCAGGCGACTCAACGACTTCCGGCGCAGCGATTTCGATTTCTGCTACTTCTGGGACGTTGGTCGTGGTTCCGTCTTCCAGCTCTACGCTGTTGATTTTGGAGTCTTCCATGATGTCTCTCTTATTGTTATTTGCCCACACTATGTGGACCGCCCTATTTAAGGTGCTTGCTGCGTCACCACTTTGATTACTGCATCACGGCGTTTTTTGTCGTCGGCTGCCGCAATGTTTTTCTTTTGGATTTTTGCTTCCGACTCAGCTTCGTGAGCTGGCAGCTTGTTGTTGTCGCGCAGGTATTTCTTGTAGTCGTTGCCAGATTCGATCCAAGTGCCTTTTCCGCCCTGCTTCCCATCTGGCATGTGAAAGCCCTTGTGACCACTGAACGACATTGCGCCAATGGCCGGTGTGGTAAGGCCCATTACAGTTGGCACGCCGCAGCATTCAGGCGTTTGGTGTCGGTCATCGACCTTGCGAATGTAGTCATACGATTCGTCGCATGTATGGCATCGTGATACGTAGGTGGGCATGAGTTATGAGCCTGTAAATGGTGGTTTGGAGTTCATTAGTGCCGCTGAGTGGGTCAGGATCGTCGCGGCTTGTTCATGAGCGACCTTCGCGGCCAACTCGCCCTGCCGAAGCTGCACTTGGGTTTCGCGTAATTGGCTGTCGCGATCGTTCTGCATTTGCGACAATTGCATTTCCTGCTGCTTGAGCTGGGCCTGCATTTGCGCGATCTGGATTTTGGTCTGCTCTTGCATCTGCGAGATCTGCAAATCGATCTGCGCTTTTTGCGCAATCGCTTGTGCCTTGGCATCGTCAGGTGATGGCGGTTTCGGTGCGCCTTGACCTTGAGTGCCTGGCTGTTTAGCCTGCATGAGTTGCTGTAAGGTCTGATCGATCATGCCTTCAACCGGCTGTGCGCCCTTGAAGCCGCTGACAGCCCACTTGATCATCTCAAGGCCGAACGGCGCGATCTCAGGCGTATGCTGAACAGCAGGGAGAATCTGACCCAACAGGCCAGTAATCGCTTGGAGCGATGCGCTACGCTCTGCCTTTTCGGTATTCCAGTTATCGAGCTGCAAGCTGTCCACGCTAACGCTCAACAGGAAGCTGCTCATCTGCTCATCTTGCAAAAGCCGCAGAGCCGGGCCGATGAATTGCTGATCGACTGGCGACAGCGGCATGGCGCGTTTTGCCAATAAGGCTGGGTCGTGGAATTTGCACATCAGGTGTGCTTTGAGGCGCAGCAGCTTCGCCACGTAGGTTGCGACATCGGCTTGACGGCCAGCGAAGCGACCAAACGACTGCTGGCTTTTTGCCGTGGTTGCTGTAGCGGTTTCATACGGCGTGGCTTGGCCGCGCATGATGTCGCTGATGCCTTCAACCTCGTAAATCTGGGCCTTGATCTGCTCGATCTGCTGAGTCGCAATGGCTGACGTGCTGGCGATTTGATCCAGCGGTGCGAATTGGATGCTGCCAGCCAAACCGCCCTTATCGCCCGCGAATGCCGCCCAGTTCTTGACGCCGATACCGGAGTTTTCGGCAACAGTCGTGTACAGCTCTTTTATTTCGGGGCTGGCGGCATCGTACACAAATCGCACACCTAGGGCTTTAGTCAATGCCGTGCTGCGCTGGTTCAATTCATCTAGTTCCGCATACTTACCCTTCACCAGATGGTAATCGCTGATCGGAATGGTGTTAGAAGTGGTGAAGCGGCCAAGTGGCGGCATCGGCGTCGGATAGAACCCGTCAAAGTTGGTTGTGTCTTCCTGCACATCTAAGGGCACCGGCGACGACTCGGTAATCCAAAAGATCAACTCGCGCTGCTTGTCCCAGATTTCGTATACGTCGGCGGTCGGCTCGGTCTGGTTTTGCGGATTCAATTTCGCCTTGCTGGAATCCTGCGATTCCGACTTGGTCGAGTATGTGATCTCCTTCATGATTGCGCCATCGACCTTATCGCCAAAGCGTGCCTTGATGGCTTGCTTGGTCATCGGGATACGGCGAGCAACCCAACTGCACATGCTCCACACCTTGCAGGGACTCCAGAAGAAGTCGTCCCATGCCACGTAATCCGTACATGCTTCCTGATGCGTGACCATTGGCGGCTGCGGCATCAACATGCCGGTCGTCGGATCGATAACGTCAGGCTGATGCTGCTCTTCCTGCTCAAGTCGCAACCAGCTAACGCCAATGCCCGTTACCACGTTATCGAACAGCACCTGTTTGCACGTGTCGTCGAAATTGCAGTTGTCCATTTCGTAGCTGAGATTGCGCTGCAGGATCAAGGCAGCGACACGCGAGACGTCATCCTGGCTGTCGTCATTGCGGCGCTTGATGTCCGGCTTCGGCGTTTTCGCATACAAGGCGGCCAGCTTGATGTCCGTGTTCATGAAGTAGATGTTGTACATTTTGGAATTGGCGAAGCCATCCTTACGCACATCGCCGTAGCGGTTCAGCGACTTGACCGCTTCCTCATTGAAGCTTTTGCGCTCCTTGCGGCATGCCTCCAATCCCTTTTGCCACTTGTCCTGCTCGGATTCAGTCTGGTATTGGGTAAGGACTGGATCGTGGTCAAATAGGGCTTCGCTGACGCCGCTATCCATCCCTTCTTTTTCGTTGTTATCGGTGATCATCTGGTCTCCGTGCGTCTTGCGCGCACTTAATGTCTTAGTCGTATGCTCGACTTAAATTGCTTGATCGGACTGCAAGCTGGCGGTCACGCGCAGCTAACGCCTCGTCAAAGGTCATGCGTCTGGTATTTACTTGATTGGGATTTTCAATGCGGTATTGGCGATCACGATGTCGCTCGATTGAACGACCAATGTCGTCGTCACTGATCGACAGCACGGCGTAGCGGAAGGCATCGGCACCATGTGACCATTCGTTGTGGTCGGCATCGCTGCCGAACGTGTTGGAGGTACGGTTGAATTTTCTTGAGTAATTTTTCAATGCCTCGATGCCGCGATGGCACCTGTCGGAATCGATGGCGAAGTGGCCGAGTCGCAGGAATTTTCGTACCGCGTCAATGCCGTGCATGATGCGGCGGCCCGCGTCTGGGTCCGGTGCAATACGTGCTGGCAAGTCATGCGCCATGAAGGTATCGATGACAGACTGCTTGGTCTGAAACGTCCGGTGCTTGGCATCATGCGGAAGCCAGACAGCTTCGTATGTGTACGGCTTGAGCGCAAGCATGTCGCATACCTCTTCCGCATCAAACCCGCTTTGCTCCCAATAGTCGAAGAAACGAACTTCACCATTGATCACTTGCCAGAACCAGATTACGGCCGCATCGGCGCGGCCCAAGTCCATCGCAAGTGACACAGGCTCATCAACCACATACCCGTATGGGTATTGCCTATCGATCAGACTGCGGAACTTGTTCTGGGATTGGGCGATTGCAATGTGCTTGCCGTAGAAAGAACCACGGAAGGCCGCATCGAATGAACATTCAAGCTCCTGCTCCCATTCCTCCACTTCCATCTCGGACTTCATGTCTTCGATTTCGCGAGGGTCCAGAATGCCGCTGTCGCTGGCCTTCAGACAGATAGAGAAGTATTCGTTGGGCTTTTGCTGCGCGAGCTGCCAGCGCTTGTAGAAGTCGTTCTTGCCCTTCGGCGTGCCCATGAATACAACCCAGCCTAAGCGGTCGGAAAGCGCTGGACGGATGACAGTGCTATACACCTCTGGCTTCATGTCGCCGTACTCATCAAGCACGACGCCATCGAAGTACAGACCACGCAAGTTATCTGGATTGTCAGCGCCGGCGAGGAAGATACGGGCCTTGTCGCCTGTGACCGTTGGGATCTCAATCCACAGTTCAGTCTCGTTCTTCTTGATGCCAGGTATGGCCTTCGTGAACTCAATCAGGTATTCCCAAGCAACCTTCTTGGCCTGGCCCTTGTACGGACACAAGTAGGCAAAGATGGGCTTACTGAATAGCTTTCCAGTCTTGCTGTTCTTCTTCTGGAAGTTGAGCGCACGCGCAACCAAGTCCTGAATAACGCTGTACGTTTTGCCAGCACGTCGATGAGCGACGATTACGGTTTTACGCTTGCTGCGATTGTGGAAAGGTAAGAATGCCGGACGAGGAACGTATGGAAGATGAACGGTTTGAACTCCGTTACTCATCTTCGTCTTCACCCATGTCCAGGACATCGCCCATGTCCAGCGCGGAAGCGGGCACGTTGTGGAATACCTGCACGACTGCCGGACCTGAGACTTTCTTCTCGGCTTCGGGCAATAGACGGGCATAAAGCTTGTAGAACTCGCCCGGGTTTTCATGGCCGTACTGCGCAAGTCGCGGGATGCCACCAATCAGATCAAACGCGACATTGAGTGCGTCCGCGACAAATTGGCGATCACGGTTCTTGAACACGTAATCTTTTGGAATGGCTGGCAAATGCTGTTCGAAGATGTCGATCAATCCGCTCTGGCGAATGTCCTCTTCTCTACTTGCAAGCTTGGTCAGCGTCTCGGCGCTGATCTCCGCGACCGCATTGGTCGGTTTATTGCTGTCTTCCACTTAAATACCTCATTGGACTCATGGGCTATTTAGGAGGAACCTATGAAGGAAGGCGATAGACGCGCATTGCGCAGCATTCAGATGCAAAACATGACCCGGTTACGTGACCTGGGGCTGCCAACTGACTTGTTCAGTGATGGCTTCTGGGAAAGAGAACAGGAAGCACGCAAACGGGAATTGATGCTACTGGCGATGTTTGAAGCAGCTTGGAAATCTGGCTATTGGGATCAACTGTCACTGCCCTTTCAGGACATCATCGACCGCTGGAAGGCCGAGATAGCCAGTCCCATGCACTTCGCAAGTATTGGCCCTAGTCCCAGATGGATACCAATGCTGAACCTAACCGAGCGCGAGTGGAAACGTCGAAATGATGGTCGGATGGGGCAGAGTTGGAAGGCTTACAAGCGCAAGATGTTGATCAAGAACCGTGCAGCGGCAGGAAAGCCACCACCGAAGTTCAGAACCTGACGTTTCGTTATGACGTACAGCCATTGTGTGACATCATTACGGTTAATTTCACTAGGAGGATCGTAAATGGATTTGTCGAAACTGAGCTTGACCGAACTGAAGGATTTGTCGGAGCGGGTAACGAAGGAAGAAAAGAAGCGGGCCAAGTCGGAGGTCGAAGCTGCGCGCAATGAAATCTACGCAATCGCTCACCGACTCGGTATGCCACTCAAAGTCTTGATCGGTAATGGCAGTGTCGTTCGCAAGCCTACTGGCAAAGTCGCCGTGCAATACCGGAATCCCCTTGATGCATCGCAGGAATGGTCTGGCCGTGGTCGTCAGCCGAAATGGGTGAAAGAGTTGATCGAATCTGGTGCAGACCTGCAAACGGCAAAAGTAAGGGCCTGATCCGTAAGTGCAACGAAGACTACCCTTAGGTATTTTCGTTGCATGCTCTGACGTATTCCGACGTACCGATGGCCCAGAATCCGCAACCTAGAGCAACCGGTCGGCGTAGTGAAGTAGAAAAGCGTGGAGATTAAAAATGGATGTTGGCACAGGAATCTTTTGTGGATTAGTATTTCTTGGTCTCGTTGTGCTTTATCTCTCCACGAGAGATCGTTGGCGCTGGCGCAAGATTATTCTGCGAACCTTACTCGGTTTCGCTGTCTTGGCCGCTGTTGTTGCAGTTGGAGTCTTTAGCTATTCCTCCTACGAAGACCGTGTGGTTTCAGTAACAGACTTCATGGGACTAAAGCTGTCTGATACTAAGGCAGACATCAAGTTCAAAAAGGGAATTTCTCTTTCACCGGACGATTCTTTGTGGGCCTATAAAGACAGCGAGGGAAAATGGGAAACAGTAGTGAATTTTCGCGGTGAGAAAATTCGAGTCATTCAGTACGTGGGCGCATGCTCATACTGCAATAATCTCAATGGGCTGGGGATTGGAACAAGCTATGACAGACTAGTAGAAAAGTTGGGACCACCTGACTTTGCTTCAACGTCGGACGATGGATTAATGCGACGACTATCTTTCTCCAAGACAAATCAATTCTTTCAGCTCGCAGAAGGTAAAGTGGTCGGATTCGGAATTTATGATACTTCGGGTGGGCCAGTTGAGTTTGCGAAAGTCGAGAAGAAACCAATAAAGTAGGCGAACGAGCAAACCTAATGGATCAATCGCCCTTCGCGAGAAGCTCATCAAGTCCGAGCCAGTAAAGATGAGTCGAATTTTTGGTTGATGCCACCTACCACCTAGCAGCTAAGCGTAGCAGCATGTCATTTTCGGGATCGAGGTATGGGGAGTTATTCACAGGCTGGTCTATAATTGTGAATAAGTGCAGGAACATCATACGAAACATGAGCTTACGTGACTCGACAGTGCGGCCTTCTGACCTGCGCAATAACACTAGTACTAATGACCTCGCCAGAATGCCTTTGGTATCAAGCACTTACATGGCGTTGGGGCATCGCGTACAAATAATGCACAAATGGACTTGTCGGTTAACCGACATTGCAGCTATCCGAACAGCTTACGACAGGGTTAGCTGGCGCGTAACACGTCATACGGCGTCATCAGACGTCACAGGCTGCGTCAAACGGCATAGTTCGACACAGGGTAGCTGAACGATGCTCGACGCGTTTGGTAACTGTTGCACGGCAGCAACGTGGGTCGCGTAGCCTCACTTGGTGAGCATCTTACGAAGTAGTGGAATAATTCTTATAAGTGGTTGCGTTGTTAACTTGTCGCTACATTGTTGCGCACGGTTATGTCAATAGCTTGATGGTGCTGGTGGCGCGCATGCTGGGAGGGAGTTACCAGCATTCCATAATGATTGATGCTTCTTCCTTCTTTCATCAATCGCATTAATCATGTCGGTCATTATCTGTTGACGTGACCACTCACCTTCTTTTATTGCGACGAGCGGCATACCCGCGTACTCTCGCAACTCAAACATTAGCTCCGATGTCTCAAGTCCCAATACCGAATAGTTATACCGTCTTGTATCAAAGAAGTCGTTATAGTCCAGTGGATAATCGTTCTCATACGCGCCTTCAACACTCTCATCAGTTCGCTCAAGTTTGTAGGGTAACTCAAGTATTTTCTGTTGTAGTCCAGTCGGCAATACTCGCCAGTCGGCATCAATCTTTAAGGGATCAAATACAGGCCTGTTAGTCTGGGTTTCACGAACGTTCTGAGGATTGTCGTAAGTCCCGCCATCTAGAGCAATTGACACACATGACTTCACTACTTTATCCAGATGTGCGGTTACCATAATCGCGATGTAACGTACTTCTTTGTCGATCCTTTCATTCTCCTTATTTCTGTCTCTCTTTTCAGTGAGCTTGGATGCGAAATGTAGACCATAGAGAGCCGCGACAAACGATAGAATAGGCATAACGATGATCTTCGCTATTTCTAACCAGAATGTTACACACGACTTATCCATTAAACTTCCCTATTATCCATTGATTGTGTGCGGGGCTTACGCAGCGACATCGTGACAGTTCTAACCAGAAGATGCAACGAAAAGTTCTATAGCTGTAAAAAAGCCCACATTATGTGGGCCTTGGTATTGATCGCATACATGCCTACTTGCCTCTCATTGCTGCTCCTAGTTGACGAACCATGACGAGTAGTAGCTTCCATGCGAAGTAGCTACCGACTAAGCAGAACCAGATGAACAGGCAGTAGGTCGTAATGTTTAAATTAGTCTGGTTTTGCACCGTCGGCGGCAGCATGTTCAAGCGAATGAAGACTACTATCAGCACTGCGAATGTCGTTGAAGCGAGTTTAATCATTTGAACCTCCTTATTAGATGTCTGGAGTTTGCTGCCGTAGCTTCTAGAAATCAATAACTGTGCTGGATTACAACGACAGCCCACTTGTTTATTTCATGTGCTGTGGATTTTCACCAAGTATCTGCAATCGTTCAGGTGTAGTGAAAGCCATTGCGCCGTAACCCAAAGCGATTGCTCCCCTGACTTTGGCAGGCACTACATCCCAGGTGCATGCGGTACTAACCAGCAAAAGTCGTTCGTCTAACTGTTGAACCGTATGGCAGGTCACAAATGCTCGTGCTTGATCTCGCATACGCTCATCTGCCACATAGGTGAAGTTACCAGTCAGGCTATTCTTTTTACCTGGAACTAGAAGAATAAAGAAGCCCAGATCGGTTGGCCTAAATGGTAATTGCTTCAAGTCTTCGTCATTGCATAACATTGGAGCTTGCGGAGGATTACTGATTAGTAGATCACGGATTTTTTGTGCTTCTTCAAATACGCTGAAATGGAGCATGACAGTGGCCTCGTGAGTGTGGGGTCGCGAGTTTATTGCCTGCGTGCCGAATTATCAAACGCTGCGTGACGACCAAAAAAATGCCCAGCGTGTGCCGGGCATTTTCAGTTTTTGGGGAGACTACGGAGCTATTTATTTGCGTCTATCTTGATTGTGTCGAACGTCAGTGCAAACATCATTGCATCGGTTTCGTTCTTGAATGCGCGTGGGTACTGGGCATCAAACGGCCAGACATCGCAGTGCGGTAGCGTAGGTGAGTCGCAATGCTCGTGACACCATTCTTCATGCATCAGGTAATCAGTGCTACTGGCTGATCGGAAATACAGATAGCCTTGCTCTCGAAGCTTGGGCATGATCTTTTCCTTGTAGCTGGCGAATCGATCAGGCAGTTCGTGTAGTAATCCTTGATAGACGGGAGTATAGGTATTTTGCAGCGCTTGATGGTACTGCTGCAATGCGTTAGCGCAGGCAAGTTGAGAAACAGATTGGTGTTTGGCTTGTGGCGCAGCAGGTTGCTGAGTCACTGCGATAGCTGGCTCAACCAACAAGTCTGATGGGTTAGGTTTGCGCTCTACTCGCGTTGGCACCAATGTGCCGTTAAGCCAGTTCTTTAGCTGCTTGATAAGGGTGATGGTCGTCATAAGGACTCCTGTTGTGTCCGGTATTTATTCCCAAGTCCCCTTTAGGTCGCGATAGTCATGAATTCCAATAAAAAAGAGCATTGGAGGAATCCCTTTCTCCAATGCCCTACACAACAGCAAACTGCCGGTCTATTTAGTAGCTGTACATCTCGCATTGACCGCATGGGTTGTGCAGACCACTACGTAGCAATGCATCGTATACGTCACTGGCGCTGACTTCGTTGGTGGTTGCAACCTGCATCAGCGCTTCGGATTCTGTCGCGCCTACGTCGATGTAATCCATGTATTCGTTGAAGAATGCTTGGTCGATGTGTGCTTGATTCATTTTGCTGTTCCCGGTTGGTTTAACTGCTGCCATACCACATTGGAACGCCATGTTGACAAGCCATCAACAGAAGAATGACTTCAAGTGTCAATCCTTTTAGCCAAACGAAAACAGCGGCTTTCGCCGCTGTTTAGTTAATCGATTATTCTTTTAGGCTGCTGGTGCCGCTTCAGCTTTCGGCTTTTTTGGCTCACGGGCGCTATCTCGGAAGGCCTTATCCAACTCGCCGGTTTCACTTGCTGCTTTCGCAGCTTCGATCAGATTTATGGCCGCGACTGCATTTGGCACTTTGAAGTAAGCAGCGCCATTCAATTCCATGGAGCGGTTGCCGTTGCGGAAATTGATCAGGTAGCCGTCTGGAAGCTTGCGGAAGAACTTGGCAGTGTCCGCAGACGCTTTGATCAGCTTGATTGCCTCATCGCAGTTTGCAGCGAACTTGGTACGCGCAGCCACGAGTGGGTCTTTTTTAGCTGCAACTTCCGACAGGTCAGTAATCGGAGTTGCGAGCGTGGTCAGTTGATCGAGGAAGCTCAAAACCGCTTGCTCAACAACTGGGGCAGCTTGTTCGGTGATTGGGGTAACTTGGTTGCCGGTTGCGCTTTTGGTTGCCATCTTGTTTCTCCGTTAAGTTGCTGCGTTATCGCAGTAACGCTATTAGGCATTCAGGTTTATGGCCCATCAAGCGAAGATTGACGAAGTGCCAACACACAACGAACCAGATTGACAGCTTTTTCGCGCTATTTCATCAGAATGGCCGGTTTCCGTTAAATACCATGTACGCGAGACATGTAGCTCGATTAACTGGAGAATGGAAAATGAAGACTGAACTGAAAGCACGCAATCTGGACATCATGATCACCAAGATCACTAACAAGACGGTTTACTATGAACTGGCAGGGAATGGTCAATCTGAGAAGTGGAAGATACCAGCGGAGAGCAGTTTCGATACGACTGCGCTAGCTATAGGCGAACGCTATCATGTAATGACATGCGTAATCCGCAGCTTGCAATGGGATCACATCGCCAAGAAGAAAATCTACAAGGATCGTTATGATTGGCGGTATGCGGAACGTCGTGCAGCGACTGCTAAGGTCACGGCAAAGGCCAAGCGTGACACGAGCAACGATTTGCTACTTGCAGACGATGGCTCGTTGTTTAGTTGGTGATCTGTAATGGCTCAGACTCGTTCTGACCATGTCCGCAACGCGGTAGCTCTCGGCCCCAAAGCCGTCGGTCGGTCCTCGCCGAGCGGACATTCATCGTTCGCGTTTTGCCGCGCTCGCCGCGGCGTAGCCGCAAGCCTAACATGTCGGTCAACAACACGCTGTTAGAGCGCGAACGCTTATTCATGAGGATGGTTTGCGGGCACTAGGACAAGAGATTCGTAGTTCCTTGCGGTTGAACCCGGCATCCTCGGCGAGGGTTTTGTAGCCAGTGGGGCAGACCTTATTCGCCTCGTCGTAGCAAATGTTCCAACCGAGACTGGCACCGCACGCAATGAGGTATTCGACGCTGCCATCAGGACGCTTGATTTCCTGAGTGGTGGTGCAGCCGCCCAGGGCGACTAGCGTCAGGGAGAACCATCCTACGGCTAGCGTGGCTTTGAGGCTCATTCTGGTTTGCACTCCACTTTGCATAAATCACAAAACACCTGAGTAACTTGGGCGGGTGTCGTTTAACAACAAAAGCGCTGCGCAGCTCAAATTGTGAAATTTATGCTTCGCTAAATTCACATTTTTTGTACGTTTTTTGCACAGCGACTGGTATCGACAGAGTAGCCCTACTGGCGCCTGATTGTTGCCATGCGACAACTGTAGTCCTTGTATTCCACGAACGCTATCCAGGCTGCGCATCATGTCAGGATTATAAGGATAAAACCACTAACTGCGCGCGTGGCTGAACCTTTCAGTCGCTAGCATGGAGCACGTAAATTTGACGCCGGCGTATCGTCCCCGACACGCCGATGCTGAAGACAGCTTAGCGAACGCGGCGCAGCGAGGAGGCGCGGTCGGTCAATGGGCCGAGGTTATCGTAACGGCCTGGGCCGTACACCTGGCACTGGCCGCCGAAGTTGTCGTGCTCGCACAACTGCCACTGGCCTTCGTAGATCACCATCGAACTGGCGCGGTCGTTGAAGTCGGCTGCGCGCAGGCTGCGTACCTCGCCCTGGAAGCCGACGCGGCGGCCTTCGAAACGCGGGCCGTCGAACAACTCGATCGGTTCGGGACGGTTGAAGCCGCCGCCACGGTTATCGCCCTGGTCGCCGCGGTTATCCCAACGTTCTTCGCGGCGCTCTTCACGGCGCTCCTCCCGGTCATCGCGGCCGTCATGGTCGCGGTCGCGGAAGCCGCCATGGCCGCCGCGTTCGATCTGGCGCGCCGAGGAAATACTGTTGTTGAAGCGGCGCAACTCCGGGTACTCGCCGCGCTCGAACACGGCGCAGTAGCCGCCGAAGTCCTTGTGCTCGCACACTTCCCAGGTGCCCCAGCGTACGATCAGGCTCGATGCGCGGTCGTTGAAGCCGGCTTCGCGCAGGTCGCGGATGCCGTCGCGGATGGTCACTTCCTCGCCACGGAAATTATCGCGCGAGAACAGCGTCAGCTCGCCGGCTTGCGCGGCGGCGAATTGGCTCAACAGGGCGGCAGCCAGGGCCAGGGTCTTGATGGTTATGCGTTTCATGGTAAGTGCTCCATATCGTTCTTGTGTATAGCGATGCTTCTGGTCAACGCTTGGACAGGACCGATAGACTACACGACTGTGTAACAAATTCCTACTGTGCCATGCGCGGAGATGCCTGTTTGTCAGTAAAATCGCTGGTTTCCCTACGACGCCAGCCCGCCGATGCCGACCACCCT